AATGACGTGCGTATGCGCGTGGGAGATTTTTATTTATCTGGTAACTCAAGTGATGATAATGATCCATACTTGTGGCAACAAGTGCGGTATTTAGAAAATTTGAATAAAGTTAAGGGAGTAGAACAATGTTAAGTTTATTTTTCGCATTTTTTGGTTTTGTGATCGGTTTATTTACAATGTGGGCGATCATGTATTATAACGATTTGACCTAGTGGAGGTGATATCATGAAGGTAAGCTTAGGACTAGCAGTGACGCATTTAGAAGACACGTTTGATATTGTCAAGAATAGAGAAAAAATTAAGTGGTACAATCGTGAAGAATATATTGCTGAAAATCATCCCAGCGATTGGGGATGGAAAGCGGTATTGTCAGTACGTAAAAAAGCACGTGAGGAATTAAGAACATGCAAGCGACAATTTAGTTGGCTGTGGCAAGTGATTGATACGATCACCGATGAAAAATATGAATCTAAGTCAGTTGATGAATTAGCTAAGATGATAAATGTTTCGAGAAGTACGATCTCGTCAGGTTGTAACACTGGTAAGTTAGTGCATAAAAGATACTTAATTACACGTAAGAAACTAAAAAAAGAACCACAGAAATAACTGTGGCCCCCTAAAACGACGATAACTAATTATAACACAGGGGGAGCGGTTAGTTGGAACTATCAAGTTTATTTCCAGTGGCAGACGAGCATGAGACAGCTAAAAAAACACGCAACTTTTTAAAAAATGATTTAGAGAGTTTGCTGAGATTGGCAAACAAGGATGCTAACTTTTTACGCTCGCCCAGTTTTGACGGAATGCCACAATCGGCTAGCGGTAAAAATAGCAATGAAAATCAAGTGATTGAATACGTTAGTGGTGACACGACAAGACGTGCGCTTGCTGTTTTAAATGACGTCAACAAAGCACTGAGTTTGTGCAGACATACACATCAAGTCATTTTGTACGATCGTTATGTGGCTGGTTATCCAGATAAGCAAGTTAGTCTAAAATTGCAATACGGGCGTACGCGTTACCATGAACTTAAGATCGCAGCGTTGAATGAGTTTGCTGAAAGACTAAAAGTACAGTCTTGTGGAATTGATTTAATTGTATTGAAATAGTGAAAAAAGTCCGAAAAAACGGGCTTTTTTTGTTAAAAACTATTGCATTTATATGGTATGTATACTATAATATAAATATAGAAAGGAGATAGTATGGCAAAGAAAAACAAAAAGAAGAATCTTGAAGCTTCCGTAAAAATTGCTAAATATGCAATGCTTGGCGCTTGGGCAGTACCTACAGCAGAGCTAATCAAAGCAATTAAGGAAATCATCAAAATCCTTCTAGAAAATTAATAGCTCGGGGTAAGACAATCAAGCCTTACCCTTTTGCCATACATTAAATATAACATGACTAAGCAAGAAAAGAAATATTATTCGTGGGCAGTAATTGCGATTGTCGTTGCAGTTATCATTAGAATTTTAAGGTGGGTGTATTTATAGTGGCGGAAACAAAATCACAAAAACGGGCAAGCCAAAAGTGGAATGAAAAAAATCGAGCACATAGAACGTATTTAACTGCAAGAAGTGGTGCTCGTGGGTTTATTCGTAACAAGGCAACGCTAGAAGATTTACAGGAATTGCAGGAGATGATAAGTAAACGTTTGAAAGATCTAAAAAGTGAATGATTAAGCTATTGACTTCAATAATCAATCAGCAACCAGAAAAATATAAAAGCGAACAATTAGCGGACAAAGAGCGAACACATAGCGAACATGATACGTGCTAAGATAATAGTGTCCCAAGTTAGGGATGAGTTAATTCAATTTGCATTTTCGATAATCTTGCAATGCTCTTGCATGACGTTCACAAAGCGTCTATAAATAATTTTGCCGGTGCTCGTAGCACGATCTACGACGTGTGGGCGCGTTAAGTCCAGCCCGCAACGACCGAGCGGGCAAAATGGTCTATCAAGTGATAATTTGTTGGTGCAAGTCCAACATAGACCTTAACAATTAATATCAACTTTAAAGTCAGTCTTTGTGGACTGGCTTTTTATTTTGCATAAAGGAGGTAAGACAATGTTATCAACTGGGCAAATTAATAATTTGGTAGGTGTTGAAGAAAGTTATAAAGCCTCTCTTAAGTTGAATGAGATTTTGTATGATAGAGCTAATAGCATATTGATAGAGTAATGATATAGCTTGATAGAGTAAATATATTTAAAACATTAGGGATGTAGTTAGTAGCTGCATCCCTTTTATTTTGCAATCAAAGGGAGTTGAACTAATGAAGTGGACCAAGCAAGCAGGTCTAGTTAGTTGTAATGCAGAAGCTAGACTGATCAATAAATTAAACAGAGAGCTTTCAAGTGCTAAGCAACATAAGAAACGCAAGGCGAAGGAGTTTAAGAATAAGCATGGAACTTATTACAAAAGAACAACGTAAAGAGTTTTATCATTCAGTCGAGTGGCAACGACTGAGACAGCAAGCGTTACTGCGTGACAACTATGAATGTCAGTGGTGCAAAGCTAACGGCAAGGTGAGCGAAGGAGTGCTTGAGGTCGACCATATAAAAGACATTGAACACTATCCAGAGTCTGCAACTGACTTAGCTAACCTACGAACGCTTTGCAAAGATTGTCACAATAAACGACACAATCGAATGAATTATTCGAGTAGGAAAAAACATCGAAAACCACCAAAATGGGATGATGAGAGATGGGATTAACCCCCCGGGTCAAAAAGATTGGTCAAATCCGACTGTCGGGAGACCGGTGGGGTGGGGTCAACTTTCACAGATTATCCAAAAAATTCACGCGAGGGGGGGTGGGGGTATGACTGATGTAGAAGATGTAAGAAACTACTTGCTTGAAAAAGTTGATACAAATGATCCTGTTGCTATTGAAAAGGTGGACCGCTACTGCTCTTTGATGTCTATGTATTACACATTAGATGCTGTTGTTGGTGATAACGTGATCACGATCGTAAAAAATGGCAAACAGGAGTTCACTAAAACAAATCCAGCGATTACAGAAATGGCAAAGATCAATACACAAATGATCAACTTATCTAAGGACATGGGCTTATCTGCGCCACCGCCCGGAGCACAAGCAATTGATAGCAAAATGTATAAAAGTAGTGATCTAGTATGATACACAACAAGTACGTTGATGAATATATTTCACTATTTAAAAGTGGCCGAATAAAGCTCAATCAGGATCGCATTAAGTTGCTTGAACTGATCCAGCATGATGTTTTAACTCAAGATGTTTATTTTGACGAAGATAGACTGGAAAACTGCATTAAATTCATTGAAAAATGGTACTTCAAACTAAGACCATTTCAAAAATTCATCATAGCGTTTGTTTTTTTGCGGCGTAGTGATGGGCTTTTATTTTATAAAGAATTTTTGCTTTTGATGGGCCGTGGTGCTGGGAAAAACGGGCTTATTTCTGGGATCGCTAACTTTCTTATTTCCGAGCTAAATGGGATAAAAGACTATAACGTTTCTGTTGTTGCTAACTCTGAAGATCAAGCAATGACTTCGGTATCTGAAGTTAAGAGTACGGTTGATAACAATACAGTACTATCAAAAGCTTTCAAAGCAACTCAGACGCAAATCGTTTCTAGAGATACTGGATCAGCGTTCAAATATCGAACTTCTAATGGCAATACTAAAGACGGTTTACGTGATGGTTGTGTGATCTTTGATGAAATTCATCAATACGCAGATGATACTAACGTTAGAGTACACGTTTCTGGTTTAGGTAAGAAAAAGGATGGTCGACAATTTAAGATCGGATCGCAGGGCTATGTGCGTGAAGGTTACTTAGATAAGCAACTCGAGATCGCGCAACGTGTGCTTGATCGTGAAGCCCCGCCAGACTTACTATTTCCGTTTTTGTGCCGGCTCGATTCCAGGGATGAAGTTACTGATGAAAGTAATTGGGAGAAAGCTAATCCAATGCTTTCAAAACCAATTGAAGGCTATGCTAAAACATTGTTAGCTGAGATTCGAACACAGTATCGCAAGTTACTTTATGAGCCGTCCGGAACTGATGAATTTATGACCAAGCGGATGGATCTCCCGGCTGAAAACTTAGAACGATCTGTCGCACCTTATGATGAGATCAAGAAGACCAATCGCCCTATCGATTACAGTTTTTTGGAAGGTCGTGAGTGTATTGGCTCAGTCGACTTTGCATCAATTCGAGATTTTACAGCTTGCGGGTTGTTATTTAGAAAAGAAAAAGATTACTACTACTTGCATCATAGCTTTACTCGCAAGGAGTTTGTGCAAAAAATGTATGGTTACGGTCGAGAGCAAGATAAGTATGCTAAAAAGATTGTTGCACCGATTGCTGAATGGGAAGAGCGTGGCTTAGTTGATGTTTTAAATGCGGGAACGATCCAGCCAGACATTGTTGTTAGCTGGTTTATTGAGCAACGTAAAAAATATAATATCAAGAAAGTCGTGATGGATAACTTTCGAGCTGAATTATTACGAGAAGTGTTTGAAAATGCTGGTTTTGAAGTCGAAGTAATCAGAAATCCGCGAGCGATATCGGCCTTACTTGCTCCTAGAATAGAAGATGGCTTTGCTAATGAGCGTTTTATTTGGGGTGATGATCCAATGATGCGATGGTATACAAATAACGTCGAGGTCAAAATCGACAAGACTGGGAACAAATCATATGAGAAGAAAGAACAGCACCGTCGAAAGACTGACGGGTTCATGAGCTTTTTATATTCTATGTATCGTGCAGATGAGATCTCAACCATTGACATGAAAGAAGAAATAGACTTCTTGTCTACCCTAGATTTTTAATTGAAAGGAGGGGATGCTTGTGGGTCTATTTGGAAGAAAGACAGATCCAACCTACATTCTTGGAACCGATTTTGATTTCCAAGATGCAAGTGCCAGAGCTTATTTAAAGAGGGTCGCACTCGATGCGGGAGTTAATTTTATTGCTCGGCGATTTGCTCAGGCAAAATTTAAGCGCAAAGTGAAAGGCAAAATAAAAAGTGATCATGATGATGCACTCAGACGTCTTAATTTGCGCCCAAATAAAAACGAGACAGCCACTCAGTTTTGGGAGCACGTAATGCATGAACTAATCTATGAAGGCGAATGCTTGATCGTGGTCAATGATGATAAAGAGCTGCTAGTTGCTGATTCGTTTGTACACACTAGATTTGCAAACTACGATGATACTTTTAAAGGTGTGTGCGTTAGAAATTACATGTTTGAGCGCACCTTCAACATGTCTAATGTAATCTATCTAAATTACCAAAATACACGTCTAGAGAGTTATACTAACAGCTTATTTGCAGACTACGGTCGCATGCTTGGGCGAATGGTCGATATCCAAATGCGTAATAATCAAATACGCGGGACATTAAAAGCTAATTTGACGCAAGGAACGCAAATGGAAAAGCAAGAACAGCTTAAAAATTTCTTGGGTAAGATCTTTGAGTCCTTCAAGCAAAAAGATGTTGCGATCGTTCCACTTACTAACGGGTTTGAATACACTGAAATTGGTGGAACAAAATCAAACACGCAACAGCAATTTGATCAAATTAAGCAATTACGCAAAGATGCGATCGCAACTGTTGCTGACATTTTGGGGATCCCAGAAAATTTACTTGTCGATACACAGGCGGAAAGCTCACAGGCTGAAGACTCGTTTAACAATGGGACTTTGGCCTTTTTCTATCAGCTTGTTTTAGATGAGATCAATTCAAAACTTTCGACGGCCGATGATGATGTTTTTATCATCGTTGGAAAGAATGAACGTGATCCCTTTAATTTAGCTGAGCCGATAGATAAATTGGTATCTAGTGGTGTCATGACTAGAAATGAAATTAGAGAGCTCTTAGGACTCGAGAAGGCATCTGACAGCGACTTAGATCAGTTCTATATTACAAAGAACTATGAAAAGTCATCGAAAGGAGGTGAAGACGATGACGAAAGTGATTAATGCGAACGGAACTGTAATTTCTAACGAAGAAGAATGGTTTTACCAGTTTTTAGATATGCCATACATTTCGCCAAAACTATTTGACGATGCGATGGCAGATGGTGATGACCTAATTATCAATGTCAACTCTGGTGGTGGGGATGTTTTTGCTGGCAATGAGATCTATACGAAACTTTGCATGTATAGTGGTAAAGTGACGATCAACGTTGTTAGTTTAGCTGCGTCCGCTGCATCGTTGATCGCGATGGCAGGTGATGAGATCAATATTAGTCCCGTGGCCCAGATCATGATCCACAATGTATGGTCGATGCAATCTGGAGATTTCCATGATATGGACAAAGCCTCCGAAATCCTGCAAAAAGCTAACGATTCTTTGGCCAATGCTTATGCCAAGAAGACGGGCAAGAGCAAAGACGAGGTCTTGAATATGATGGATTCGGAAACTTGGTTGACTGCAGATGAAGCAGTTGAAAACAACTTTGCTGATGCAGTTATTGGCGAAAGTGAAGAAGTTCCTAAATTAGTAGCTTCAAACGCACCGGTTTTTCCTAAAAAAGTCATTCAAAAAGTCGCGCAATTGCAAGCAGAGAATAAAAGACTCAAAGCTGGCAATTTACAAACGATCACAGTAAAACTTGATAATGATATCAGTGAGTTCATTGAAGAAAAAATCAGAAATTTAACAAACATGAATAAATCAGAGAAGTCTAAATCAGGGTTAGGTTTCTCTGATTTTGTATATTAGGAGGAATATGTAAATGAGCATTGATTTAAATAAATTTCCACAATTTCAAGCGAAAAAAGAAGCATTTGCGACGCTCGTAAAAAATAGTGCAGGACAAGAAGAGCAAGCACAAGCGTATTCAAATATGATGAATGCTTTGACTGAAGATCTCTCAGAGTACATCAATCAACAAGTGACTAGTCGAGTAGGCGAGCTTTCAGCTGAAAAGCAACCAACTATGAGTAAAGAAGAAGCAAAATTCTTTAATGACTTGTCACATAGCGAAAGCCACGAAGTAACCTTCCCAGAAACAGTTGTAGATAAGATCTTTGAAGATATGGTCCAAAACCACCCATTCTTGCAGTTGATCAAGCTTAACAACACTGGACTGCGTTTAAAATTCTTGAAATCTGACGCTAAAGGTGCAGCGGTTTGGGGAAAAATCACAGATAAGATCAAGGGTCAGTTAACTGGAACGTTCAGTGATGAAAGTGCAGAACAATCCAAATTGACGGCTTTTGTCGCTGTCCCAAATGACGTACTTGAATATGGTGCAAACTGGATCAAGACTTTTGTTATGACGCAAATTCAAGAAGCATTTGCTGTAGCTTTAGAGTCCGCCTTTCTAACTGGTGACGGTAAAGACAAGCCGATCGGATTAAATCGCCAAGTACAAAAAGATGTTGCTGTTGCTGGCGGTGTTTATCCAGAAAAAGCATCGTCTGGTACATTGACATTTAAAGATGCAAAAACTGGCGTAAAGGAATTAAAAGATATCGTCAAGGCATTATCTGTAAAGGAAAATGGTAAATCATATGTAGCGCGTGGGAAAGTCGTGTTAGCGGTCCAACCGGGAGCTTCGTTAGATATTGAAGCAGCCGCAACAATGCAAAACGTCAATGGCCAATGGGTATATGCGTTACCTTTTGGCGTAAAGACTGTTGAATCTGAATATGTTCCTGATGGCAAAGTGATCGCTTTCGTGCCAGATCGTTATGATGCTTTTGTAGCTGGTGGAGTGGTTATCAAAGAGTTTGATCAAACTCTTGCGCTTGAAGATGGTCATTTATATACCGCTAAGCGTTTCGCTTATGGTAAGGCAAGTGATGATAATGTTGCTAAAGTTTATGATTTGGCAATTGATGATTCTACCAATGAGACTACTGGAAAGGGAGATAAGTAGGTGGTGAACGCGCATGTCAGCAACACTTGAAGACGTCAAGGCGCACCTACACATTTTCCACACGGTTGAAGATGTGTATTTAAAGTCATTGCTTGAACAGTCAGAATTAGCTATCACACGCATGACAGGTCTTGAATTTGGGCCAGAATATGACGAACTTGTATTAAATCGAGTAAGGTTTGCGTATAACGATAAGCTAGATGAATTTGAAACACGATATCAGTCTGTTTTGCTCGGTGCGTCAACAAAGATGCTGGGGAGGGATGTAGGTGAAGGCTAATGTAGGAGACTTAAAAGTTCCGATCACTTTTTTTGAAGAAAATGATGCAGATACACCTGAACCTAACGCTGTAGGGAAAAAAGAAGCTTTTTCCGCTTTATGCTTCCCATACTCTCCAAGTGTCAAAGATCATCAAATTTTAAATGCTAATGGGATCAAGCGAGGCGTTACGATCGTGATGCCGGATACACGTGGGCAATTTATTCCAACGGTCGCAATGACTGCAGTGATCTCAGATTATCGCTATCTTGGAATCGAATGGAACGTTATTGAAGTTCGCCCAGACTTTGAAAATAACAGTTTTGTGACTGTAGTTTTGGGGGCGATGCAATGAGTGTTAAGATCACTGGGGTTGAAGAAGTGTTGGCAAAGCTTGAGCAAAAGTTTAGCCAGTCTAAGATGACACAAGTTGAAAAAAGAGCGCTGAGTATCGCCGGGCGAGTGATCGCAGTTCGCTTACGTTCTGCGGTGAGCTCGTATCGTGATACTGGAGCTACAGTCCGAGAAGTTAAGGTAAGTACGCCGAGAAGAAAAGACGGTAAGATCCAATTAAAAATTGGCTGGGCTGGGGATGGTACTAAGCAACGTTGGCGCTTAGTCCATTTGAATGAATTTGGCTATACCCGAAACGGGCGGACATACTCACCCCGGGGGTTGGGTGTGATTAAAAAGTCTTATGATTCATCTAAAAATGTGGCTAAGCAGATGGAGATCCAAGAACTAAGAAAGGCGTTGATCAAATGAAAGATGCAATGTCTGAGATCTATCAAGTTTTTCTAAAAAGTTCAGAAATCGAGCAAGCTACGCTAAAGGGTAAAAAACATAGTATTTACTACTATGAAATGCCAGATGGTGAATTACCAAATAACTTGATTATTATCCGTCCTTACTCCCCGCCAGAGCCCGCTTATGGTGGATCAGATAAACATTTGGCTCAGCGTTTAACATTTCAGATTGATGTGCAATCGGTTGATCGCATGACTTGCAAGAAGTTGCAAGTTGAGATCGAGCAAAGTTTATCAGAATTAGGATATAAACGCTTGCCAAATCAAGAATTAGATGAGTATTTCAAAGACACAAGACGCTATGTTGACGCACGGCGTTATCAAAAAATAACAAGAATTTATGAGACAGATTATTAGGAGGAAATATATATGTTTGTAGGTTTCAAACGATTAAAAATTCAACCATTTAAAACAAATGCAGATGGCTCAGTTGTGCCAGATGGCAAATTGATCACTATCGAAGGTAATCCTAACAAAGGGGCAACCGTTCAAGCAGAAATTTCTGGGATGTCCAAAGACACCAAGGTGATCTCAGGATCTAATATCGCTTATTATATTTCACGCAAAGGTGTGAAAGAGCCAAAAGTTGAGTTTGAAATGTTAGATATTCAACAAGAAGACGAAACGCGTATTTTAGGTCGTGAGGAGACCGAAAATGGCGTTCAATTGACCGGGCAAAATACAGAAGCACCGTATTGTGGTATTGTCATGGAATCTAATGACGGTCAAGGTAATACTGCAGTAGTTGGGATGTTTTATGGTGTATTCAGTCATGACAGCGACACCCTCAAAACTGAAGAAGTTGGAGAAGACTTTACGCCAGAAAATGAAAAGTATACGTTCACTGCTTCAGCTAACCCAGATAATGATGCAACATTTGGCGGTCAATACATGGCTAAATATGCTGGACCAAGCAAAGAAGCTATTGAAGAAATCAATAAGCGTGTATTGCGTACATCAGCGTCAGCAACTACTGTTACTCAACCTACAGGTGACTAATAACAAAATGAAATTCGAGGGTCGGTGATCGTACCGGCCCATTTTTATAGGAGGATCTGAGATGATCAAATTAAAAATTCGAGATAAAAAAGGAAAGTTTAGAACTTATACACAACCTTGGGTACCAACCCGATATTTGTTGGAAGCTGCGGACTATTCACTTGCTAACTATCCAGAAATCAGCGATCTTATTTTGAAAACATCAGAATTTATCGTTAAAGTTATGGGCGACCAGTTTACTGTCGATGATATTTTGGATGGCGTAGCTTCTGATAAATGGATGGACTTTGCCAACGATTTTTCAAGTCAATTGTATGGTGGCGATGACCCGGAAATCCAACCGGGGAAAGAATAACCCCGGAAGAAGCAAAAGAACGCCTTTGGGACTTTATCAGGGATGTAGTTGAAAAACACGGCTTTAGCATAAATGATGTATTAGATACTGATTATGATGTATTGATAAAAGTTGTTACAGGTTCACCTAAAAAGCGGAAGAAAGCACATACGTTATTTGATTTTATTGAGAAAGGAGGAACAGATTGATGGCAGATGAAGTTTTAGGCAGAATAGCGATTGAGATGGATCTGAAAGACAGCAAGTTCCGGACAAATTTGCAAGGGACTAATAAAGCTGTCCGAAATGCTATGTCTGAGATGAAGGCCAATATGGCGGTAGTGTCACAGGCTGGCAGTAAGTACGATATTCTAGCTACTAAACAGCGTGGTTTAAATCGTGTGATCGAAGCACAAAAGAACCAACTCCAAGCGCTTAAAAATCAGTATGAAGGGTCTATTACTAAAAGCGGTGAATGGACAAACGCAACAGCTAACTATGCTAAAAAGTATAACGATGCAAGTGCAAAAGTTGCGCAGTTAAATAAGCAGTTAGCAATCAATGCTCAACAAATGGAAATCGTTAGAACAAAAACGATGGGGGTTACCGGGAAGCTTAATTCTTTTGGCGAAGGAGCTGTTAAAGCTGGAGAACGTTTGACAGGTATTGGTAAAACAATGACCGGACGTGTGACAACACCAATCGTTGCTGGTTTCACGTATGCAGCTAAATCTGCCATTGATTTCAACTCTCAAATTCAATCGATGGGTCCACTATTAACTAACGGTGGAGCTATAACAGCTAAATATAAAGCACAGTTAGAGCAACTCTCTAATTCAAGTTGGAAATTGTCTAAACAATACGGTGT